AAAAGAAAATTTAGGAGAACAAATCAATGGCTAGTTTAACAAACTTATTAGGTGGCGGTTCTAGTGGTGGATCAATAGATCACCGAAAAGAAGGACTTCCATTATTTGGTATTTGGGGAGATAACTCCGACCAAAATCACAACGTTAATTACAGAATTTACGATTCAGGTTTCAAAAATGTAGGTTCGCCTTGGGCAGCCGTTTGTAACTCAACTACTAACTATCGTTTCGGTATGTTAGGAGACGCTTCACACTCATACAATTATAGTGACCACTCAACAGATGTTTCGCATTGTAACTTAACTTCACAATCTTACACTTCTTGGACTTGTTACTTAAAATCTATGTACCAATGTGACCAATATCCTTGGGCACAATACTACACATCTTCAAAAGATGGATTTATTTCGTTTCATTCTTATCACCAAATGACATCTTCATTTGAATTTACAACTGCTTGGTCTAAACTAAATATGGTTTTACCAGAAGGTATCAGACCTAGAAGACTATTTACAAATAGACAACAAACTATGAGAGAATTGAATCCAGGAAATAACTCTAGTGGACAAATTCAATGGTATAATTACACTTCACATATGTTACTTACAAGTAGTGCTTACGCTACAGGTACTGGATATAACGAGAAAAACAAAATGCTTGTTATGGTTCACTCTAATAACGAAGGTTCAAATACTACAAAAGTAATTCACATTTTCAAATCAAGTGTATGTTTAAATCAAGTTAACAGAATCAAAGATTACTTTGATAACTTAACTTCTACTGAATACTTTACTGACACTTGGACATCTAACAACAATAGAAATATGACTGTTGCAGTTGGTAATAACGAGTGGGTTGGTTTCGGACACAAACACGGTAACGGTATGAGATATGCTGCTTACAACTGTAAGAACGGAACATCATTAGGAACTACTGCTGCTGCTAGACTTTACATTGGTTGGCAAGATTTCAACGGTTCAACTACAACATCTTATAGTGCTGAAAATGATGCTTACTTGTACACGAAGTTTAATACAACTTGGGATGGTACTTGGGGAATGATTTATGGTGCTTACTACTACTACGGAGTTGGTATTAACGGTTGGTGTATGAGTTTAGAAAATCCTAGAAAGTTCATAAGTGTTAACCAGACTAAATCAGGTAGAGGAAATCCTTTCCTTGCTTGGGGTAAAACTGGATTCCACGGTGGATATTCTGATAACACAGATAGTGAATCTTGGAGAACATATGCTTGGACATTTGACCCAACTGATTCAGATCACACAGCTCAAACGGAAGTTATGTATGGTGCTGATGATGGAAATACTGTTGTACAAGATGGTAATGCTAGAGGAACCGGAACAATGGTAACTAACAAGTCAGGTAATTATAGTTTAACACAGTCCAGAAATTTCCTACACGGTGGATTCTGTTCTACTTGTTATCCAATGATGTGCCAAGTTGACTGGTGGGGTAACTACGGTAATACTGATAGTTGCTACGGTGGTAAACACGGTATAGACGCCACTACATAAAATTAACAATAGAAGGAATATAAAAAATGGATTATTATTTTAATAACAATGGTGAACCTTTTACTGCTAATGCTGTAACAGGTGATGACGCAGTTGCTAAAGGTGAAGCAGTTAAAAAAACTGGTATTGCAGATGTTGAGTCTTGGAGATTATCTTTAGACTCAGATGGCAATGTAGTTGTATTCGGTGGCGCTAAAAACGAAACCGATGCTCAGGCACAACAAGAAACTGATAGAATAGCTCAAATTGCAACTGATAAGGCAACAGCAGACGCTTTAGCTGGCGAATAAGTTTAGATAAGTTTAATACTTAACTTTACATTGTTGGTTTTATATTATGGCATATGACATTAAAGAGCTCACTAAAGAGATTCATCAAAACGCTGAACGACAAGAATTTGTAAAAATTCTAATGAGTGGTACGATTCGTCCAGAATTGTACGCTATCTACTTGTATAATCAGTTACAATGTTATTCTGTACTAGAGAAGTATGGAATGCACAATGACTTGTTTAGACAAACACCTGGTCTACAAAGAGCAGAAAATATACATAGAGATTTCAAAAAACTATGGGAACTTGATTTCAATCCTGAAATCACACCTAGTACAAAAAAATATGTTGAGCATATTGAAACTATCAAAGACGATCCAGAAAAACTATACGGACATATCTATGTTAGACACTTAGGTGATCTATCTGGTGGTCAGATGATTTCTAAAAAAGTACCTGTTAAATCATTTTATGACTTTAATGGTCAAGGACAAGAGTACAAAAGAATTGTAAAAGAAATTATAAATGAATACTTGAACACATATAAAATTAATGTGTTAAGTGAAGTAGAGTATTGTTTTGAATCTGCTACAAATTTATTTAAAGAGATGAACGAAATCAGTAAACCTCTAGTATTAACAAACGAAGTTTTTGAATTTACTAGTGATAATAGAGATATAGAAAACGATCCTTTCAAAGGAACTACCATTCAAGGTAAAGATTAATGATCTGGGAAAGATTAATTAAACTAGAAAAACAAATAATAGAAGTATTAGATAAGAATTTAATTGAGTACAAAGAACCAGGTATGGATAGATTTAATAATCCTAACTGGACAAATCGTACTTGGAAAAATAGAAGTATTAGAAGAGCTCACGTTGATGTAGTTGACGCTAGAGAATCTAAAGGATTATGGATGGCACATATATGTCTATTTCCTATTACTACAAATGGTGGACCTATTTACGGTTTTGATATTATTGCAGGTAAGAGTAAAGTTACTGGTGCGTTCCACGACTTCTCTCCACTACTTAAAAAAGAACACGCATTAACAAAATATTTTATAGAAGAAAACAAATGGTACAAACCATCAAAGGTAAGAGAATTGCCTGATTGGGCAAAGAATATCTTTAGTCCAGGAATGATTGCTGCTGGTAATGTAAGAGAAGAAAAAGAATTAGAACAAATATGTACAATGGGTTTATCAAACTTAAACGCATATATTGACAAGATAGGTGATTATGATAACGATTCTGTTAAGGAAGATGTCATAAATGCACAAAATTATTACTGTATTAATCAACAAAAGAATCCACATACACCAAAAACAATGCAATCACTAGGGTTACCTGAAGATGATATAAAGTTGTTTTGTGCTGATAATCTCTTTCCTACCATTAAATAATTCTTATAAATAGTAATAACAAAGAGGAATTATATGGCTGTACCATCTACACGAGAAACATTAAAGCAATACGCATTACGAGCATTGGGTAAACCAGTGATTGAAATAAATGCTGATGATGACCAATTAGAAGATAGAATAGATGAAGCTGTACAATATTTTCAACAGTTTCACTATGACGGTATTAGAAGAACATATTTAAAATACAAATTAACGGCTGAAGACAAAACTCGTTTAACTGGTTTAAATACCGAGAGCGAAACTAAATCAGATTTAAAAGATACAGGTGTTTCAACAACTTGGTATGAAGATAAAAATTATCTTGTAGTACCTGAGACCATTCTTTCTATTATTAATATCTTTCCAATTACAAACAAAGGTAATATGAATCTATTTGATGTAAGATACCAAATGAGATTAAATGATCTGTATGATTTTTCTTCAACTTCAATGGTTAACTATGATGTTGTATTAAGACATTTAGATTTTTTAGATCATATACTTGTAGGTGAAAAACCTATGAGATTCAATCAACACGACAATAGACTTTACATTGATATGGATTGGAAGAATGATTTAGAAGAAGATGAATTTATAGTAATAGAATGTTATAGAAGATTAGATCCAAACACTTACACAGATGTTTTCAATGACATTTATTTAAAAAGATATACTACTGCTTTATTTAAAAAACAATGGGGCGCTAACTTATCTAAATTTAATGGTGTTGCAATGGTCGGTGGCGTAACTTTAAACGGACAACAAATATATTCTGAGGCGCTTGCTGATATAGAAAAACTAGAAACAGAAATAAGAAGTACATTTGAATTAAACCCAGCCTTTATGATAGGATAATGCTATGCCAGTTAATCATTACTTTCAAGGTGGCAACGGTATCGGTAATCAAAACGAGAAAAGACTTTACGAGGATTTAATTGTAGAGGGCCTAAAAATTTATGGGCACGATGTTTATTACCTACCTAGAACACTAGTCAATAGAGATTTGATCTTAGGAGAAGATACGACTTCTCGTTTTGATGACTCTTGGATGGTAGAAATGTATGTAGAGTCAACCGAAGGCTTTGCAGGTCAACAAGAAATAGTTTCAAAATTTGGTTTAGAGATAAGAGAAGACACTACATTTATGGTGTCTAAAAGAGCTTGGGATTACCACGTTGGTTTAAAAGATAGTTTAATTGCTACAGGTAGACCAAACGAAGGTGATATAATTTATTATCCTTTGATGAACTCATTTTTTGAAATACAGTTTGTTGAAGATCAGGAACCTTTCTTTGCATTAGGTCAACTACCAGTTTACAAATTAAGAGTGACTCGTTGGGAATATTCTAGTGAGAAACTTGATACAGGTTTAGATGTTATTGATAGTGCTGGAGACAAGTACACACTAGATCAATTAAATTACAAATTTAGTTTAGAGAGTGGTCAAGTTGCTTTAGATGGCGAAGGATCAATAAGACTAGAAGAAGATTTATCAACAGGTGAACCACAATTTTTAATGAGTGAAGAATTTACAGCATCCTCAATACAAACTCAATCATCTTATGCTTCTAATACAGATTTAGATTCTGAAGCAGGATTTGATACTTCTTCTACTTTAGATGATATACTAGACTTTACAGAAAGAAATCCATTCGGAGATGAGGATAGTTTATAATGTTAGGAAATAGATTTTACAATCAAAGTTTTAGAAAATTAATTGTTGCATTTGGACAAGTGTTTAACAACATAGTTATTCAAAGAGAAAATGCTACTGGTGGTGTAACTAGTAGAATAAAAGTACCTCTTGCATATGCACCTAAAGAAAAATTTTTAGTTAGATTAGATCAACAAGCAAATTTGAATAGTAGAGAGTTTGCAACATCATTACCTCGTATGGGTTTTGAAATTACAGGTCTTAATTATGACGCTACTAGAAAATTAACTCGTGTTCAAAAATATTCACAAGTTAAAACAGGTGAAGACGGTAAGAAAACTAACTTTAATTATACACCTGTACCTTATAATATTAGTTTACAACTATACATTTTTACAGCAACTGCTGAAGATGGTCTACAAATTATAGAACAAATACTACCTTACTTTCAACCAGACTATACAGTTACAGTCAATATGGTTCCTAAGTTAGATATTAAAAGAGATATACCTATCGTGTTAGGTAACATAAATTACGAGGATAGTTATGACGGAGATTTTACTAGTCGTAGAGCCGTTATATATACTATTAACTTTACTGCTAAAACATATCTGTTTGGTCCTATGAACAACCAAGGTGTTATTAAAAAAGCACAGGCAGATTTAGGGGCAGATACAGATGGTCCCTTGACTAGAGATGAAAGAGTTGTAGTAATACCTAATCCTGAAACTGCTGACGCAGATGATGATTTTGGATTTACAACTACAATTAGTTTCTTTAATGATGGTAAACGATATAACCCGAGTACGGATACAGATGAATAAATTAGAAGAAAAAGTAAATGAAATTTTAGGTGTAGAATCAGAAGCACCAAAACCACAAGAGTTTCAACCACCTGTTAAAAGAAAGACTGGTGAAGTTGAAGTAAAAATGGATAAAGATATTAATACTGATTACGATTATAGTAGAGATAGTTATTATAATCTAATTGAAAAAGGTCAAGAGGCAATACAAGGCATACTTGATATTGCAAAAGAAGGTCAACACCCTAGAGCATATGAGGTTGTTGGACAGTTAATAGGTCAAGTTGCTACTTCGGTTGATAAACTACAAGACTTACAAAAAAAATTGAAAGACTTAAAAGAAGTACCTGGCAAGACAAACGCCACTATCAAAAATGCTTTATTTGTTGGATCAACGACAGAATTGCAAAAAATGTTAAACAAGAATACAGTAGAAACTAATAGTGAAAGAAAAAAGGAAAATGATAATGAAAAAAGTTTTAAAGACATCACACCAAAATAACACTTTTAGAACTCTTATACATATAGTAAGGAGTTTTAAATGATTGAAGTACGAGAAATAGATTTAGAAACAGCAAACAGTTATCTTAAACAAGAAGGCCTTAACGAATCTGAGGCGCAATTAAAATTCAACAGATTAAATTCTGAGTTGTACAATAGTGTCAAGTTAAAAGGTGCAACTACATCAATTAAAGGACCAATTTTTGAAAAGTTTATGCCGATTTATGGAGGAAAAACTACCTGGTTAGGTGCTTTTGACGGAAATAAATTTGCAGGTATTCATTGGCATTCCATTACACACACAGGTAGTGATGAAATATCTGGATCAAAAGATGTTTTTGATGGCAATTTATTTGCAGACAATGTTGAAAATGCTAGAGCATTACACGAAGAATTTGATAGACGAATTAAAGATAAATATATAGTTAATTATGCTTTTAGTTTTCCTGAAGACAATTTTGATTTGGATTATAGAAAAAGTTTAGGTTATAAAGTTTGGGCTACAAGTGAAATTAAAAATATTAATACAAATAAAAAAGAACCTTTATATTTTTTAAAAAGATTATCAGGTTTGGCACCAAAAGTTACGACTGAAGATGAATTAAAAAAAATAAAAATTGCTTTATTAAAAAAACAATTGGAAGAATTAGGTGCTTGAATATAAATTACCATTAGAAAGTTTTATAGGTGCTTGGCATATTGATCCTAAAATATGCGATGGACTTATAAATGTATTTAACAACAATACTGATCGTCATAATACAGGTGTTATAGGTGGCCCTCACAATGTTAATAAGAACAACAAAGATTCAGTTGATCTTGGATTACACCCAGACTATACAGACCCTGCTTTTATGGAGTATAAAAAATCATTAAAAGATTGTGTTAAATTATATGAAGAAAAGTATCCTGAATTAAGTAATTTTCAACAATATGGAATGAACGAAGGTGCTAACATACAGTATTATAAACCTGGTGGAGGTTATTTTGCTGAGCATTGTGAGAGAACATCTAAAAATGAAAATCGTTGTCTTGTATGGATGACATATTTAACAGATACACCTGACGCTGGTACAAATTTTAAATATCAAAATATTACGACACCTTGTAAAAAAGGTTTAACTGTAATTTGGCCAACTGATTTTACACATACTCATAGTGGACAAATATCTAAAACACACGAGAAATATATTATTACAGGTTGGTTTGGATATACAAAAACTATGTGGGAAGATGACCCTAGGAGTATGAAGAAAGATCCAACTACAGGAAAAGAGTATCAAGGTTATAACTATAATGATTAATGACGCCTATCTAGGTAATCCTAATCTAAAGAAGATCAACACACCACAAGAATTTACTAAAGAACAAATTTTAGAATATCAAAAGTGTGCTGGTGATCCTGTGTACTTTATGGAAAAATATATTCGTATTGTATCACTTGATGATGGTCTTGTGCCATTTAAAATGTACGACTTTCAAAGAAAGATTGTAGAAACAATACACAACAACAGATTCACAATTTGCAAACTACCAAGACAATCAGGTAAATCTACAACAACTGTTTCTTACTTAATGCACTATGCAATGTTTAATCCAAACTCTAACATTGCTTTACTTGCCAATAAGTCTTCAACTGCTAGAGATATATTAGGTAGACTACAACTTGCATATGAAAATTTACCTAAATGGATGCAACAAGGAGTAGTTAACTGGAACAAAGGTAACATTGAGTTAGAAAATAAATCTAGCATTGTTGCTGCTGCCACTTCTTCAAGTGCTATTAGGGGTGGATCATATAATATTATATTCCTTGATGAGTTTGCTTTCGTACCTACAAACATTGCTGAAATGTTTTTCAGTTCCGTTTATCCTACTATATCTTCAGGTAAGAAAACAAAAATGGTAATTGTATCTACACCTTATGGTATGAATCAATTTTATAAATTATGGATTGATGCTGAAAAGAAAAGAAACGATTACATACCTATTGAAGTACATTGGTCAGAGGTTCCTGGTAGAGATGAAGAATGGAAAGAACAAACAATTAGAAATACATCACCTGAGCAATTTCAACAAGAGTTTGAGTGTGAGTTTTTAGGTTCTGTCAATACTCTTATTTCACCATCAAAAATTAAAGCATTAACTTATGAACCACCTCAACTATCAAAAGGAAGTGTAGATCAATTTGAAGCACCTATTAAAGGTCGTACTTATGTTTGTACAGTTGATGTCGCAAGAGGTGTAGAAAAAGATTATTCAGCATTTATTGTATTTGATGTAACTAAAATGCCATTTAGAGTTGTTGCTCTTTATAAAAACAATGAAGTAAAACCCTTTGTCTTTCCTAATATTATATCACAAGTAGCAAAAGCATATAACGAAGCACATATCTTAACTGAGGTTAATGATATAGGTCAACAGATAGCAGAAGCCTTGCAATATGAAATAGAATATCCTAATGTACTAATGACTACACAAAAAGGTCGTGCCGGTCAAATACTAGGTGCTATGTTTAGTGGTCGTGGTTCATCTTTAGGTATTCGTATGACAAAGGCAACAAAGAAAGTTGGTTGTGCCAATTTAAAGACACTTATTGAGGGAGATAAGATCGTGGTTAACTCTTTTAAAATCATACAGGAGATGTCAACTTTTGCCAAGAAAGGTCAATCCTGGCAGGCTGAGGACGGTAGCAATGACGATTTAATGATGTGTTTAGTTATCTTTGGTTGGGTATCAAACCAAGGTTATTTCAAAGAATTAACAGATCAAAATGCTCGTATGCAAATGTATGCTGAGCAACAAAACTTAATAGAACAAGATATGGCACCATTTGGTTTTGTAGATGATGGTGTTACTGATCCTTTAGACGAGGAAACTATTGATGAATACGGAGATAGATGGATACCTGTGGTTCGTAAAAACCACTAGGTTTTGATGTATTATAAATATCAGTAAGAATTGAAATTTAAATATGGGCGTATTAATAATACGATTTTTGAACAAATATGGTAATTAAATTAGCTAATTAGAGGAGAATAACTTATGGCATTTCAAGTATCACCAGGTGTTCTCGTACAGGAAAGAGATTTAACAAGAATCATTCCTGCAGTATCAACTTCAATTGGTGCTTTTGCTGGACAATTCAGCAAAGGACCTTTAGATGAAATTGTTTCTGTATCTAGTGAACAAGAATTTGTGGACACATTCGGCAAACCTGATGTAAATAACTTTGAGTATTTTTTCAGCGCTGCTAACTTTCTACAATATTCTAATTCATTAAGAATAGTACGAGCTAGCCAAACGAGTACAGTAAACGCAACTTCCGGTGGAACTGGTTTACTAGTAAAAAATAAACAAGACTACGAAGACAATTTCTCAGCGGGCGAAGGCTCTGTTGGAACATTTGCTGCTAGATCAGCAGGTTTATGGGGAAATAGTTTATTAGTCGCAACTTGCTCAAGTGCTTCGGCATTTGAACAAACAACATCTGTATCTCAACAAGCAGACGGCGGTGCCGCTGTTGGAGATACAACAATAACAGTTGATTCAGACGCAACTAGTTACCTTAATGTCGGCGATGTCATTGAGTTTTCTGGTACAGGTTCTGGAGTAGATTTTACTTCTGGAGAAAAATATAGAGTAACTGCTCTATCTTCAACAGTTGTAACTATCGTTCAGCATCCTAGAGGCGAAGGTGGATTAATTTCTGCTGTCGTAGATAACGCAAGAATCAAAAGAAAATGGAGATACGCAGATCAAGTTGATGGCGCTCCAAATACTTCTGCTTGGGCTTCTACAAGATCAGGCTCTGGCGATGAGATATCAATTGTTGTAATAGATGAAGACGGTGGAATTTCTGGAGTTCCTGGAACAGTTTTAGAATCTTATTCTAAACTTTCAAAAGCTTCAGACGCAAAATCACCACAAGGAGATATCAACTACTACCCAACAGTAATTAGTAATAAATCTAATTATATATTCTGGATGGATCATAATTCAGCTGGAACAAATTGGGGCAATACAGCTGCAGGTACAACCTTCACTGGCGTTGATACACCTGCAAATGAATCATTATCTGGTGGATTAGATGGTGCTACTGTAACTGACGGTCAATTAAAAACTGCTTACGAGAAGTTTAATGACGCCGAAACAGTTGATGTAGGATTAATAATTGCTGGACCAAGTGGTTCTGCTAGTCATATTGACAACTTAATTACTATCGCTGAGAACAGAAAAGACTGTGTAGTCTTTGCAAGTCCTCAAAGAAGTGATGTTGTTAATGTTTCTAACTCAAATACACAAACAAGTAATGTTCTTGGTTTCTTTAATGGAATGAGATCATCTAGTTATGTTGTGTTTGATAGTGGTTACAAGTATTGTTATGACAGATACAATGATGTGTACAGATATGTACCATTAAACGGAGACATTGCTGGATTGGCTGCTAGAACAGACATTTTAGCTGACGCTTGGTTCTCACCTGCCGGATTAAACCGAGGTGTAATTAGAGGCGCTGCTAAATTGGCATACAACCCTACAAAACAACAAAGAGATGATCTTTACACAAGTAGAGTAAATCCAGTTGCAACTTTCTCAGGACAAGGAACAGTATTGTTTGGAGATAAAACTGGTTTATCATCACCGAGTGCTTTTGATAGAATCAATGTTAGACGATTGTTCATCATTTTAGAAAAGGCAGTAGCTACTGCTTCTAAATTCCAACTCTTTGAATTCAATGACGAATTTACAAGAGCGAACTTTAGAAACATAGTTGAACCTTTTTTAAGAGAAGTACAAGGTAGACGTGGTATCACAGACTTTTTAGTAGTGTGTGATGAAACTAACAACACTGGCGAAGTAGTGGATAGAAATGAATTTATTGCAGAAATTTTTGTAAAACCTGCAAGAAGTATCAACTTTATCACATTATCTTTTGTCGCAACCAGAACTGGCGTTTCTTTTGAAGAAGTGGCTGGGTAATTAGTAGAGGAGAAATAATAAAATGGCAAACATAAATGACTTCAAAGCTAAACTTGCTGGCGGTGGCGCAAGAGCCAATCAGTTTAAGGTAACAATGCCTTTTCCTGGTTACGCACAAGTTGGTGGAGAAATAGAAGACTTAGCGTTTCTATGTACAACAGCTCAAATACCTGGAATGACGATTGCAAATATCAACGTTCCATTTAGAGGAAGACAAATTAAAGTAGCAGGAGATAGAACTTTCGCAGATTGGTCTATTACTGTCCTTAATGATACTAACTTCAAGTTAAGAAATGCTTTTGAAAGATGGCAGAATGGTATCAATAATATGTCTGACAATGAGGGGTTATCAAATCCTGTTGACTATCAAGTTGACGCATTTGTAGATCAGTTGGATAGAAATGGTAATACATTAAAATCTTATACTTTGAGAGGCGCATATCCTACGGAGGTAGCTGCAATAGACCTATCTTATTCGGAAAATGACGCTGTGGAAACTTTTGGAGTTACGTTTCAATATCAGTATTTTGAAACAAGCACTACAACATAGTATATAAATTAAAGGGCGGCCCTTAAAAGCTGCCCTTTTAAAACTATTATAAGTAGTTATATAAACAAAGGAATAAATTATGGCAGAGTTATTTGGGTTTAATATTACACGAGTTAAACCACAAACAGATCCAAAACAACAATTTAGTCAACCGGCAGCGGAAGACGGCACACAAGTAGTTGCCGCTGGTGGTTTTTTTGGTAGTTACCTTGATATGGAAGGTACTGCTAAGA